AAGATTATTCATTATATTTACTTGACGAGATCAAGGTCTTCTCGGAAAGGAACAAAGAATATGAGTGGATGAAAAAATTAAATACTCACACTCGTGGAAATGGATACAACTACAAAGACAGAGTAATGGTTGAAAGAAAAAAGAAATTGCCATTAAAGACAGGAATTCCAACAGTTAGAAAGGAGGAAAGTAGATAATGGACACCTTGCAAAAAACACAAGTTTTTCTCACGCCGATAGAAATTGAACTTGGTGTAGACGAAAACGGAATGACAACAGCTAGAAATCTTTACAATTTCTTGGAATTAGCTCAAGGTCAGTTTTCGAGATGGGCGAAAGCAAACATTACAGAAAATGAATTTGCTACAGAAAATGAAGACTGGTGGGGGTTCGACATCAATGTCGAGGGCAATGTTGTCAAAGATTACAAATTAACTGCTCACTTTGCAAAGAAACTTTCCGTAAAAGGAAACAGTGAAAAAGCAGAACAGGCGAGAGAGTATTTCGCAACAGTAGAAGAACGCGTGAAACAGAAAGCGATCGACTTAACACAACTTTCGCCGGAATTGCAAATGTTCAATAAAATTTTCCAGTCAGTAGCAGAACAGCAAGGTATACAGTGATGTAGACGCGCAGCTTAGAAGAGAGTTTGGTGTAAACACCTACAAGGCAATCAAACGTAATCAGTGTGATTTGGCTGTGAAGATTATCGAAGACTACGTTCTACCGATGTATCTAAAAGAAGAGATTGACGCTGAAAATGCTCAGATGTGTCTGGCAGTGTAGGAGGAGAAAGCATGGTCGAGAAAATCAAAACGTTAAGCAATCAGGTTTATGAAGATATTCAGAATCTTAGAGAATCTGGTAATTACGATGTTGAGAAGAGACTTGGGATCGAGATTATGGCGTTGAATGCATTATGCAATGCAGCAAAGACGACCGCTCTTAAAATAACCAATATTTCAGAATTGAGATGCGGTAAAAGGATCTATTCCAGATTGGACGAGGAACGAGAATGAAGAAAGATAGTGACTTTTGGATGTTCTTCATTATCGGCTGGATAGCGTCTATGTTGATGTTATGGATATTTAATATCATTTGATAATCAGCGGTAATAGACACGTAGCAATCCATTTAATGAATAAAGCAGTAACAGAGGTTGCAACGCCAAAAAGGAAACCGTAAATACGATTCTTCCATATTTCATGACATTCGATGATATAGCTATAAGCTTCAATTTCACCTTTGTCGGTAATTGTAATAGTGGTTCCGTCTTTGCTTTCACGTATGTAATCGTGATTAACTTCGAGATACCAAAGGCAACCATTTATGGAATTATCAGAGTATTTTTCGGCAGAGCGTTTCGGGAAAAACAGTCTTTTGATTTTATTGATTTTATGAAAATGGTCATAAATCTGTTGAGTTGAAAGTTGTTTGTATTCATTGATGTATTTAAGGATAACTAATTCTTCTTTGGACATGACGATACCTCGCAAACATTTTTATTCATTATACCACAGAAAGGGGAAGCTTTATGGATGAAAAACTCAAAAGAATAGAAGCTGAGTTGAAGAAACTCGGAATCAATACTGTTGATGACTTGAATAAGGCAATCAAAAATCAAGAAAAGCTCGACTTATCTCTTATGGTTTCACAGCTTCCGGAGAAAGAGAGGATTGCCGGATGATTGAAGCGGAGATAAGTTGTAGCACTTGCAGTATGAAAAATCACTGCATGGAACGTAGCCGTGAATATCCATGTATTGATTATAAACCGCAGACAAAGGAACAGGAAAGGAGACGGGATGGAGTACGCAGAACTGAGACCAGATACGCCACTAGAGAAACGGCGCAGAGTACATCAGCTTGAAAGAGAGCATGAGGTCCTGACATATAAAAGTATGATACTTGTCATTGGAATACTGGCACTGGCTACAGCCTTTGTGATTATGTGTCGAATATCAATTATGTAGAAAGGAGAACTAAGCATGGGTGTAATGAAAGAAATTCCCGTATTTATGACCGATAAAGATTTTGACTTGGAGTATAACACTCTCAAAATCAAGATGGAAGATGAAAAGCAGAAAGGGCATGACTGGGGTATGAGAAT